TTTCCCTTACGTGACATACGGCGAGGCCTCCCACACCGACTGGAGCACCGACACCGAAAGCGGTGACGACGCCACCATTACCATACACACCTGGTCCCGGTACCGGGGCCGGACCGAGACCAAGCAGATCCAGGGGGTGATCTACAGCGCACTGCACCGGGCAGAGCTGACCATTGCCGGGTTCGCGTTTGTCACCTGCGACTGGGTGGGCAGCGATTCATTCGTGGATGCCGATGGCCTGACCCGCCACGGCGTCCAGACGTTCAGGGTTCTGATCGACCAACAGTGAGGATTTTCGAATGCCAACAATCTCAGTTCAAAACCTGGTTGAGGCCGGGCTGTCGCCCACCTATGCCTCAGCCGATGCCGGCGGCGATACATTCGCCAACGCCAGCGGTGAGCGCTCTTTCATCCATGTGAAAAATGCGGACGCATCCCCGCACACCGTGACCATTGCTGCGAACTCGGCTGCCTACAACATTCCCGGCATTGGCGCCCTGACCAAGAGCGACATCGAGGTCACAGTCCCAGCCGGCGAAGACCGTTTCATTGGCCCGATCCCCGTGTCGGCCTTCGGCACCGCACCGGATATCCAGTACGACGCCGTAACCGATGTGACCATAGCCGTCCTGCGGATACCGCAAACCGGCTGATTGGCTGTAACTGCGCATTCTGCGCACCCGTAACCATGCAAATAGAGGTGATTTATGCCCGCAAACGTTGGCCGTAATCTCAAAATCAAGAGCGGCGGCACTGTCATTGCCGCTGTCCGGAACAAATCACTGTCCATGGCCGGGGAGCCAATCGACATCACGTCAGACGATGACAGCGGTTTCCGCACGCTGCTGGCAGAAGCTGGCCAGCGCTCCATCGATATGAGTGTCGAAGGCGTGACCAAGGACTCGGTTCTGCGCATCGCCATGCTGTCCGGCAGCAGTCTCCTGCTGACGGACATCACGGTCGAGTGGCCCAACGGCGACGGCCTTTCTGGCGATTTCTTCCTGAACTCTCTGGAAGAGTCTGGTGCCTATAACGACGCCGTTACGTTCAGCGGTAGCCTGCAGAGCTCAGGCGAATACACATTCACTCCGGCGTGATCACATGAGCATATTCGAACCAGTAACACTCACCTGGAAAGGTGAAGACCACGAGATCGCCCCGGACCGTGTCATGGGGCTGATCGCAAGAATTGAAGATGTGATCACCCTGCAGGAGATCTACGCATACTCCCAGAAAGGCACCGCGCCGATGGGAAAAATCGCCATTGCCTATGCTGTGGCTCTTCGTTACGCAGGCGTTCGGGTGCGTGATGACGAAGTGTATCAAGGGCTGTTCGCAGAAGGCGCGGCGGTCAACCGTGTGTCAGACGCGGTCCAGGCCCTGCTGGCCATGATGATCCCCCCCGAGGAACACCAGAGCAAGAACGAAAACCCGGGAAAGTAACGGGCCGTCAGCAATTCGTGCGGGCCGCTTATCTGAGCGCTATTGGCGCCGGCTGGGTGTCGCCGTCCGAGTTCTGGCGGCTTCACCCGCAGGAGTTCTGGTGGCTATACGAAGCGAAAATGCCGCCCAATCAAAACGACAAGTATCAAGAGCTCTATGAGCTTCTGGGGTAATTGATGAGCACGATCGGTGATCTCGTTGTTCGCATAGGCGCGGACACCAGCGAGCTTGTAAGAGGGGTCAGAGAGTCAGCCAGTAGGCTGGACGGCCTTGGCGAAAAAGCTCGGACCGGCACGACTGACTTCGTCAAGTATGGCGCCGCCGCCACCGCCGCCGGAGCTGCGCTCGCATCAGCCCTGGTTGCCAGCTCCATTGCCTCCACCAAGGAGCTGGCGAATCTTGCCAGGGTTGCCAATAGCTCTGTCGAAACATTCCAGAAAATGGCGTTTGGCGCCCGCACGGTCGGAATTGACCAGGGCAAGCTGTCTGACATTTTGAAGGACACCTCGGATCGCGTGGGTGATTTTCTGTCCACTGGCGGCGGCCCCATGGCCGATTTCTTCGAAAACATAGCACCAAAGATCGGGGTGACTGCCGAACAGTTCCGCAACCTCTCCGGGCCACAGGCTCTTCAGAAGTACGTGGATGGCCTGGAACAGGCGAATCTGTCGCAATCTGAAATGACCTTCTACATGGAAGCCATGGCAAGTGATGCCACCGCACTACTGCCCCTCCTCAGGGATGGCGGGGCGGCGATGGCCGAGCAGGCAGATCAAGCTGCGCGCTTGGGCCTGGTGCTATCCGAAGTGGATTCACAGCAGATTGAGCAGGTAGGGGAAAATCTGGACCGGGTTGGCGAGATCTTTTCCGGCCTTGTCGATCAGTACACCGCCAATCTTGCACCGGTACTAAACGCGCTAACCAAGCAGTTTCTGGGGGCGGCTGAAGAAGCTGGCGGAGTCGGCGAGGCTGCAGGCGCCGCGTTTGAGTTCACGGTGAATGCGGCCGGTTTTGTGATGGACGCGGTGGACGGCATCCGCCGCACATTCGAGGTAGCAGGCAAGAGCGTAGCGCTATTCGGGCTTGGCGCGACCGAGGTTATGTTTTCCTTCGCAGAAGCGATCCTGAACAAGCCGATCGAGGCGGTGAACGAGCTGATAGCTGTGCTTAACGGCATCGGGACTATAAACATTGAGCCAGTGCAGCTGTCGACCCTGGGCGCGAACGTTCGCTCAGAGCTCGAAACTGTGCGTGGTGCTATTGCTATTGCGCAGGAGGACATCCAGGCGACATTGATGAGGCCCCTGCCCTCTGTGCAGTTTGAGCAGTTTGTTGAAGATGCCAAGCAAGCGGCAGAAGACGCCGCTCTTATTGTGGGCCCCGCCGATTACCTACCCAATAACACCAACTCAGAAGACCCAGTGGGTGGAGAGGAGGGCGGAGAAACTGCCGAAGACAAAAAGCACCGGGAACAGCTGGAACGGCGCTTGGCTCGAATCATAGAATCGAACATGACCGAACAGGAGCTGTTAAACGCCAAATACACTCAGGAAAACGAGGCGCTAGACGCAGCACTGGAGCAGGAGCTGATTACCCGGGAAGAATGGGCAGCCCTGGCAAAAGAGCAGAAGGCAAAAGAAGAGGCGGAGCTGAAAGAAATAGAGAAAAAGGCTTCGGAAGAGAGGTCTCAACAGGCTGAAGATGAAGCGGAACGAAAAAAGAATGCCTTAGGTGGCGCGCTTTCAGGATTGACCACGCTGATGAACAGCGAAAGCAAAAAGATGTTTGAAGTCGGCAAGGCGGCGGCATTGGCTCAGGCGGTCATAGATGGCCAGGCAGCGATCGTTGGCGCGTACAAAGTGGGCGCAAGCATTGGCGGTCCAGTCCTCGGCGCAGCATACGGCGCAGCAGCCGGGCTGGCGACTTTCCAGCAGATCCAGTCTATACGATCGCAGTCTTTTGGCGGCGGTGGCGGCGGCGGTAGCAGCGGTGGCGCAGCCAGCCCAACCCAGAACATCAACGCCGGCACCGAGCCCGTTAAAACCCTGAACGTCTCAATGCAGGGTTTTGACCCCAACTCACTGTATACCGGCAACCAGGTGGGAGGCCTACTCGACGCGCTGTCAGACGAGGCAGGCGAGCGCGGCCTCAAGCTGCTGGTGTCACGATGAGCAATAACCCCGTTGCCCTGTACCGCAACCTGCTGACGCTGGCGGACACAATTCCCGCCGGCGGCGAGCTGCTGACCGACAACGACACCACCGCGCGGTGGTTTCCAGCGGACACCGATTTCCTCGAGTACACCGGAATCAACAGCGCCCGGGTCACTCACATCGGCATTGCCGCCCACAACCTGGGCACGACAGCTGCCGGACTGCTGATCGAGGGATTTGACGGCGCCACCTGGTCCACCATCACCACGGTAACGGCCTCGGATGATCAGTCCCGGCTGGTGGAGGTGCCTCAAACCCTGGTAACCGGCCTGCGAGTCACAGCGGATGGCGCCGGCATCAATGTGGGTATCCTCTATATCGGCGAGGCCTTTGTGTTTGAGCGCCGCCTGTACCAGGGCCACACCCCCATCACGCTGGCGGACAGCAACACCCGCACAGTCAAACAGCCAGGCGGGGGCCAGTACCTGGGCAACAGCGTGCGCCGGCGCGCCAGGCGCAACAGCATAGAGCTGCGCAACCTCACGCCCCAGTTCGTCCGGACCAAGCTCGAAGCTTTTCGGCAGCACTACAACGCCGGCGGGCGCTTCTTCCTGTCGTGGCGCCCCGAAAAATATCCGGATGAAGCCGCGTATTGCCGTGGCGACGGCACCCTGTCACCGACCAACTCCGGGCCCCGTGAACTGATGAGCATCAAATTCAGCGTTATCGCTTACGAGCAGACACCCAGGCCGGATATGGTGACCCCGTGA